GCTGGCGGGTTAGTGTTTCGAGCAGGTTAATAGCAGTCTTTCGCATTTCTGGATTTAGTTGGGCGGTAAGGGCTGCAATTTGATGCTGCTCTTCTTCGGTAAGACTAAGGGCAGGAAGTATTCCGGCTTTGCTGTAAACAATTTCGATGGGGATATTTGTGGCAGCGGCGATGGCTTTGCACATTTCGACGCCAACCGATTTAACCTGAAGTGTAAATAGCTTGCTTACAGCGGCTGTTGTTACATAGCCAGTCCGCGCAATATCGGCTTGGGTAATGTTTTTTTGATTCATCTGGGTTTGTACCCAGGTGATGAAACTTGACAAGTTATCAACCATATTCGACATTATGACAGCTTAGATATTGAATGTATTTAGCAATATATAAAAGGGGGTTGACAAAATTATAAACTTGCCTATAATGTTGAATGTAGTTAGCAATAAGTCGAATATAAGACGAGATAACACTGAGGAGCAAACCGAATGACACAAGTAATCAATGGCACGAAAGTCTATGACTACGAAGAGTGGGTCAAAAAGCCTGATATTGCCATATTGGCCGAAGACAAAGAAGAGTGCGAGACGTGTCGCGGTGAAGGTTCGCATACTTGCGGGTGCGGCGATGAGCATGATTGTCGCGAATGCGGCGGCAAAGGTGAATACGGGCCAGACCTAAAAGGTATGTACGCAGCCCAGTTGAAAGATGAGTTAAAGAAACTTCTCATTTGGCGTGAAACAGTTTTGAGCGGAGTAAAAAACTAATGGCAAACGAATGGCAGCGGATCGCAATCCGCCCGAATGATTACCAAAAACTGAAAGTGTTGACCGCCCTGGCGAACCTGAGCCGGGCCGCCAATGACAAGCTGCCGCTGGCCGATTTCGTTGGCGAGGTTGTTGAGAGCGCCTGGAAGCGCGCAAAAAGCAGCGGGCTTGTCAGTGATGCAATGCTGGCTCTCGAAAGCTCAGTAGATGCCTTTCCGCAAGGCGAAGCCGTTTACAGCCCACTTGAACAGGAAGCCTAAACCATGCCAACCCTGACCTTACGACAGATCCAAATCCTTACCGATGCCCTGCTGCGCTTCAAAGTACAGCGTGATGCCCGGCTGGCAGCCGAGCAACGACTGTCCGACGCGTTTGGTCATGCCGTCACCTTAGATTTAGAAAACAACCAGGAAGATAAGAACCTGGTTGCCGAGGTGGCTGCATGAACGGGCGCGTTTGTGTATCGACTGGCTTTGAATACCGTGGCGAGATGATCCACATCCCCGCTTTGGGGCCGGTGGTGATATGGCCATCTTGGCTGAAAGGCGCGGCGGCATACTTCGCCGACAAAGGCGAGGCAATGGCCTTTGTCGGATGCGCGTTATGCGCTGATCAGCATCGAAGAGTGGGTGGTGATGGCATGACGGTCATTACCATGCGGCAGATCAATAACAAGTACACGTCTGAACAGCGCTCCGAAGCGGGGCGCAAGGGCAAGCAAACCAAGGCCGAGAAGGACGCCAGATTGCTCGAGCGGATTGAAGAAATCGCAGAGCGGGCAGCGGCCAAGGGGCCGGGGTATGACCCGGTCAACGATTACCGCTTTGACCGTGGTTGGCGGGGCCGGAAACTTTGCTGAGTTGGTTGGTGGTGGTCGGGTCTTTTTCATAGTTTCATCTTACAAAGCAGGAGAGAGAAATGCAAGAAATGGGAGTCAATTGGGCAGCAATTGGGCAGGTGATGGCATTGGCCTTTATTTTCGGCCTGTTTTATGCCGGGCTGGTGCGCTGGATGGCCGTCCAGGACATTGAAGGTTTGACGGCTTTCATCGTGGCCTTTGGGGTGCTGGTGACTGTGCTGCTGACGGTCTTTGTGGTGGGCTGGTACCCGGCGCTGGTAATGCTGGCAACCTTTGCAGCCAGCGGCGCGCCAATGATCGTGGAGTACGTGATGAGAGTCCACGCTGAGAACAAAGCCCGACGCGAAGCGATTACCCGAGATGCCGAAGCGGCGCAGCGGGTAGCGAAAGAATTGCTTGGTTAGGCGAATGGCAACGCCAAATAAGGTCGGTGGATACGTCTTTCGGAACGAGCTGGTGCAGGGCCGCAAAAGTGCAGAAATTGCACGGCAGAGCCTGCGGACGATCATCGACGAACGGACAGGCCCACAGGCAACGGCGATGTTGATCGCCCGGGCAGCACTGGCACTATCCGAAATTGACGCAACTTTTAGGAAGATCGAAGAGATAGCGGCACGAAGATAAAAAACACGGGCTGGCGGCGCTGGCAGGCGCGCTTTACAGGTAAGACGGTTCGAGGCCGTCACAGCTCACAAGGGTAACGGGGAAGGGCAGAAGGGCAGAATGGCAGACACATAGGTCTGCCCCAACGCCCCCAACGCCCCAACAGAACCCCAGAACATTAACAATTTAGAGACCTGGTTGACGTACTAGAAACGTTTGCTCGGCGCGATACAAAGGGTAATCCCTATTCCCTGCGCGCCTAAAGAGACGGTCGGTTTGGGAGGGACGTATCGCCAGGGACATGGAATAAAACGAAAAGCGCAGCAGGTGCAGGCAGGTTGACAAGAGAGTCAATCTGCTGGTGGCCAGTCCGAGTCTGGCATGCGCTTCTTGGGACGGGGCGCCCATTGACACCTGCCGTGCCCTGGGAGGCCTTGTGGGCGAATCCACACCGTCCCAATTGAATGCAAAATGCAGATTGCAGATTGCAGATACTAACCAAGCAGGAGGTGCTCACACTGTATGAGAGTTCGACCGGCTCCGCGCTGGCCGGGTACTGACAATTCAACCACCTACCCAGGATCGAAATTTTTCCCCGGCGCGGCGGGGTTTTCATCAGGCGCGTGCGTAGGGCACGCTGTTGGGCCGGTTCGATCCCGGCGCGCCTGACTGGCCAGTCGCCATGCTGGCAAGTATTCTCCCCTGATGATGCTTGCACCGGGTAATGAGTAGCCCGGTGCAAGCAGGGCGGGGGCGTAACCAATAATCAGGAGGAATATGTCAAATCAGTTGATCATCGACAGCGACCGGCTGTCTTTCCAAGAACTTGACGATTTGCTGGCGATTGTCGAACGGGCTGGCGGCGCAATCTTTACGGTGCGGGCGCAATGGATCGTTGAAGGCAACGATGCAATGGACGTGTATGCGCTCGAAAAGCTGCTTAAGCTGAGCGATCCGGTGCAGCTGACCGAAATCGAGCCATCATACGAAACGAGTGTTCTGCCAGCGACGGTGACGCCGATCAAGCAGGGTGCAATCGGAAAGGTTTATGAGAAAGCCGTCAAAGGGGTAAAGCCTGGCTTTGCGCTCAAGCCAGGGCCAGAACAGGCGCTGAAATCTTGGCGGGTTCTGGATGCGAACGGCGAAACGATTGAAACGTTGACGGTGGAGGAGAAGATTCACCGTTTGAACCATGCGCTTTTTGCGCCGGGTACCATCTTGCATCATCCAAAAGCTGGCAAGATGAGAGTTACCAACGGTTCCGGGTTGGAACCGGTTGGCTGATGCACCTGGGAGGGTGACATGACAAAAGCAACTGTTAGTAGTTCTGTTTTTGCAGAAGCTCTGCAAAAAGTAATGCCGTTTGCATCAAAAGACGAAGCCAGGCCAGCGCTGAATGGCGTTCATTTCGATGCAAGTCCATCTGGGGAAGTGCGCATGTCAGCGGCCAATGGATACATGGCTGCACAGGTGACGGTGGATGCGTCTGTGGATGAAAGCTTTTCGACGGTTATCCCGTTGGCTCACTTGCCAATATTTTCACCGAAGGGTGCATGGTCTTTGGATATTGTTTTGACGCCCGAACAAGGTTTTAAGGATATTAGATACCCAGATATTAATTCGCTTTTTCCAAAAACATACGCTTATGAGTTTGAGATAGAGCCAGAGATAGACCTGGCCGGGAAAATAGGCCAGTTACTCAGATCGCGAGGCAAGATGTCGCGGTACGCGAGTAATGCCCTGCGTTGGCACATCACAGACGAAGGTCATGTATTTGACTACTGCACTACCGAAGGTAGCAGGATTGTCTTGGAGATTGAAACAAGAACGCCAGTGCGTGACGCTCCGCAGTTGAGCGAGACTCCGCTGGTAAAGACCGTCAATATTCGTTTCTTTTCTGATGTCTTGAAATCTGCTGGCTTTTGTCGTGACAAGCTGATTACCAGGCTGAATATAGAGACGGGTGGCATTCTTACTTTCGATCAACCTGTGGGTAAATCTCGATACTTGCTGATGCCAATGCACGACGGCGGTGGCAATACTCCATCAGTACGATATCCAGGAGGGTGCAAATGAAAGCGAGTTATTTTGTTATGAAAGAGACCGTCTGCGCTGAATGTTCTGGCAAAGGGATGATTGAGCATCCACTCTGGAAGAAGTTCAGCGAGACCTTCGGTGACAAGGCAAGTGAGTTATCCAACGCAGAGATTGAGCGCTGGTTTAGCAACCAGGGTTGGACCTTCGCAATGCTGCCCTACGAAGAAGAGCTTTGCCCGGAATGCGAGGGTAACAAGATTATTGTGGAGCGCGTTGAACTGACCCAGGCGTTGACCGAACTGGGCTTTGAGCTTACGAAAGCAACACCATGAACATCGGAATGCTGTGGTTTGACAACGACCCCAAGACAGGCCTGGACGCGAAGGTTATGAGGGCGGCGGATTTCTTTCGCAAAAAATACGGACGTGTGCCAGATGCTTGCATGGTTAGCCCGGCCATGCTGGCTGAGCCTGAGCATAAGGTTGGGCTGCTGACGGTCAAGCCGTGGCGCAGGATGGCTCCGGGGCATTTGTGGATTGGAATGGCGGATGAACCGAAGCAAGTGGGCTGACCTGCACGGTGAGCGCGAGACTGGCAGCGTTGGCGATTGGCTGGCGGGCGCAAGGGACGCGGCGGCGCGGCGCAGTGTGTATTGCAGGGTGTGTCAGGACTTCATCAGGCGCAGTGAAATGCGCGTTTGGCGGGCCGACGATGACACGCTGCGACGCTCTTGCCCTGGCTGCGATACGGAACTGACGAAACCAGAACCATTTTGAACACATCCCGCAGGTATGGAACGCCAGAGCATCGGCGGCGGTTCGATCCCGCCCTGCGGATTTCGACGAAACGAAAGGAGTCTGTATGTCTCACACGTATGAAGAACTTTTGGAAGAACTGACCCACGAATTACCAGAAATTGAGCGCAAAGTATTCGACGCTTTGAAGCGCAACCGGGACGGGCTGAAGCGAGAACAGCTGGTGGCCATCGTTTATGGGGGCACGGTCAAGGCTGGCTCGATCTTGAACAACAGCACCAAGGACCGCAAGGTGCGCAAGGCGATTGAGAGCCTGCGCAGCCGGATGGTGCCAATTGTTTCGTCGAGTGGGCAGGCAGGGTATAGGCTGGATACATCCCGACAGGCGCGCGAGCGGATGCTGGCCGACTTGATCAGCCGACGCGATAAGCTGAGCGAACTGATCAGCCGGGCGGCGAAGTTTTACGAAATGCCAGAGAGCTATTCTGCACCTGTGGCTGTTGTGCAGCAACGGATGCTATGAACATGCGTGTGGGAGACGGCATCACAGGCCAGGGGAGAATTGTCCACAAGGACATTTCGCGGTGTGGCCTGCATCGGATGCGGGTTGAGATGCCTGATCGTTACCCGGATTTGAACATCTGGGTGCTTGCGCTTGGGAGACAGGCGCGCCCGCAGTTGTATCACTATACAGAGCGCGAGACTAACGGGCCGATGGTGTTCACGCTCTGGCTGTATTGGAGGGAATGATATGGAAACGAAGCGTTCTGAGTTGCTGCATACTGGTTTATGGCTGGTTGTTCTGGCTCTGGTTATGCTGGCGCTGTTCTTTGGGGGTGCATGATGGAATACACCTTGATAAAGTGCGTTTTTGGCCTGCTTGGAATTTTGTTTTTCCTGCTTGTTTTACGGGTGGTTGCCTTGATCATGCCAGAAAACGACAACATTGAAGAAGCTGCTGACATTTTTGCAGAGAAATACAATTTGCAGCGATCGGCGATTAAAGCGCTCGACAGCAAGGATCAGTCTGCTTACGAGCGCGCGGTCAATGCGCGCAGCGTATTGGATCAGTGCGTCGAACTTGTGCGCCCTGATGCAAACGACGACTCCAGCCGGTGGAAGCCTGGCGGATTGGAGAAGTGGAGGAAGCATCAATATGAAAATTCTTAGACTGCTTTTTCTTGGATCGTTTTTGTTCATGTTGAGCGCCTGCGGTTCGGTTGACAACATAAGAGCCGACGCGCAGGGGCAATCTGCTGAGTGGTTGGTACAGGGCAGCCCAACAGCGCAGTCACAAGAGATAAAGGCGCAGTCAACGCCTTCGCCTATTCCTTCTCCCATGCCGACAGCAGAGCCGACTATCAACGCTGCGGCCACAACCGCGGCGATCAACCTGGCTGCGGCGGAGAAGAATTACCAGGCTGCTGAAATCCAGGCGAAGGCGATCACCGACGCGGCAAACATCGAAGCAACGGCCCTGATTGAGAAGGGCAAAAGCGAAGAGAATGTCGCCAACGCTGCCATCCTTTTGCAGCAGGCCAAGAACGATGAGCAAGCGCTGATCAATAAAAATATCGAGCTTCAAGAAAAACTGCTGGAAGAACAAAACAACGCGGTTGCCCTGGGGATAGAAGATAAATACGCCAGCGCTCGAATCGTTGTGATCGTGGCTGGCGTTGTGCTTATTGCGGTCTTGATTATTATATTTTCGATCAAGTTCTTACGCGATCAGCACAGGGAACCCGCCCAACCTGCAAACACCAAGCAAGTCATCCACATCTCGGATGGAGGCCAAACGGATCGTGTACCGCCTCCGCCCGGGACTCTTGAAGCCCTGCATGATTGGATGCTGGCAGGGTTGGCAGGGCGCAGCCTGGCCATCAACGAATGGGAACAGTCTGGCCAATACGATGGCGACTACCGTGAGTTGTATGTTTGGGCGGGGCGATGGAAGCTGCTGATGCGTCAGCCGCAAACGGGTTGGACTGTCTTATCGGAAAGGGGAGTAAGGGTTTGCCGTGCGTGGATGGCCGCTAACCCCCTCCCCCACCACGAGATTGACGCAGAACTTGCACCCATACCATCCATGTCTATGGATTCCATGCACATGGATGGCGGAGGGGGAGGGGGTTAGGATGGATGACAGCGGGGTTATCTTGTTCTTGTGCCTGGTGATTATCGTGCTTGGTTACTTGCTTTTGGGCTTGGGTATGCCAAAGATGCCAAGTTTACACAGGAAGCCGAAGTCACGTTTTGTGGATGTTGTTGGGCCTGACGGAGAAGTTTACAAGGCTGAGATCGTCGAGAAAAAGAAAAAGACGGTCGAAAAGAAGAAGTCGGGCTGGAAGTACAGATCATCATAACGGGAGAGAAAATCATGAAAGAAATGAGCATCACAACAATTTATGGATACGTGGCGCCATACGCTGCGCCTGTGCCATCGGCTTATGTTCTCGGGATGAATGTTTATCATTCCATCCTTACGGTTTCTGGATCTGAATACTGGTGGCTGGCTGCGCTGGCCGCGTTCATTGGCATGGTTGGCATTGAGTCTACTGGCGGGCTTTCGGCAATCCTGGTGTCACGCGCTTTTGTGCAAAAGAGCTGGTCGATCATGGGGCTGGCGATGGCTGCGGTTGTGGCTTATGCGGGGTTTGTTGCCTGGGGTATTTATTCGAGTGACGATAGCAAGCCTATGATTACCACTGTGGCGATCACGTTGCTGGCTTATTTCGTTGTTGCGTTGTGGGAAGGTATGAAGGTGCTCGACCAGCAGCACAAAGACGAAACATCCACAGCGCTGATGAACTCTCAGACCAGGGCGCAAGAACTTGAAGCTGAAGTAAAGCGGCTGGAAGCTCAGCGCAAATTGACGAATAGCGAAATCAGACTGGCAAAGGCGTCCAATCCGTCCAGTGGACAAACGCCAGCGTCCAGTGGACAGGTGGACACGTCCAGTGGACGTCCATCCAATGCGCTCAATCCGTCCATTTTGGAGGCTGCGCGGGCATTCTTTGAGAGCCACCCGAAGGCTTCAGGGCGTGCCTGGGTGGAGTCTGATGGATGCCCGGTTTCTTCTCCGACCACTGCCAGCCGTTACAAAGCGGCGATTGATGCCGAGAAAAAAGCAGGAGTATAAGCATGAGCGGTCTTGTGATGGGTCTTGTTTGGGAGTTGCCATTGAGAGGCGAGTTTGGGCGGGCTGAGAAATACATCCTGCTGGCCTACGCCGATCATTCAGACCAGAACGGCGGGAATATCTTTCCGAGCGTGGATCTTGTCGCTGAGAAAACCGGCTATGCAGAGCGCGCCGTCCAGATGTCAACAAGGACTTTGGAGAAACTTGGTTTTCTGGTTTCGTGCGGTTTCGGGCCAAATGGAACCAATCGCTGGCGCATTCCGGTGGTCAGAGCGGACGGGGGTGCAAAAATTGCACCCCTGCCAATGTCGAAAAATGCACCCGAAGGAATTGCACCCCCACCAATGTCAGAAAATGCACCCGAAGGAAATGCACCCGAAGGAAATGCACCCGAAACGATAGTAGTAGTTAAAGATTCTACTGCTACTACTGCTGAAGTTCCAAAAAGCGATCCTGACCCAACGCCAGAAGAACCAAAGCCAAACATCTTCAAAGCTTACGAACAAAACTTTGGCATGATGACTCCGATGATCGCTGATGAGTTGCGCGATTTTGAAACGACTTACCCGATGGAATGGATCGAGTATGCCATGCGCGAAGCAGTGACCGCAAATGCGCGCAACTTGAAGTATGTTGCGGCGGTCTTGAAGCGCATCCAGCTGCACGGATTTGACAGCAAGCCGAATAAGACCAAACAGACGAAAGGCCGGAACCATGAAAAGCATCAGCCAGATAAACCCGCTGAAAATTCCAGCGCCAGCCCAGAAGACCGAGCAGCTGCCGAGCGTGTTCTTGCCCGCAAGCGTGCGCGTGCCGCCCAACAAGGCGTACCGGTGTGAGTATTGCGAAGACAATCGCTTTGTACGCTTTGGCGTGCCGTTTGGTGATTACCGCTTCGGCAGGCTTTACCCATGCCCGAAGTGCAACCAGGAAGGCATCACCCAGCGCGCGGGATTGTTTCCGAACGAGCGCGGTCTGAAACTGGCTGATATCGAAACCGCTGGCCGACCTGGTGCGGCTGAAATGGTGGCTGCTGGCCGCAAGCTGCTTGGCGATAAGGCCGGGATGCTGGCCATCCACGGCGATTACGGCAACGGCAAGAGCACGTTTTTGAAGGCGCTGACTGCTGAGTTTATTCGGGAGGGCATCGAAGCCAGGTATACAACCCTGGCAGCTTTGATGCAATATGCCAGAGACGCATTCGACAGCCAGAAAGCAGGTGACACCGACACGGGCCGCATTGCTGAGTGGGCAGCCCTGCCGGTTGTGCTGGTGGATGAGTGCGACAAGGTGCGCATGTCTGAGTATTCCAGGGAGATTCAGTCATACTTTTTCGACGTGCGTTATCGGCGCGCCAACGAGCTGGTGACGGTGGCGGCGTGGAATGGCCGGTCAGATGCAATTGGACTGCCCTGGGTAGAGTCTCGTTTCAGCGAGTATCGAATTATCAATAACCGGGACGCTGACATGCGCCCGTTGCTGGGAGGTAGCGATGAATGACGGTTTGTATGCGGCTTTGTATTCTCATACGTGTGAGAAAGACATGCTCGATCTTGACGCCGAAAGGCGCGAGGCCGAAGCGGACCCGGAGCGGGCCGACTGGGCCAGTCTGGCGCGCAAGTACGAAGCACAGGGCCGTCCTGCGATGGCTGCCAAGTGCATGGAGCGGGGACGGTATTACGGCGTTTCTGTCACGTCAGCGGCGGTCTGTTATGCCTGAGCCAGAGCCACGCGGCTGGTCCTGTAAGAAATGCGGCTATCTGTTGGGAATTATTGCCCAGGATAGCAGCCGGGTGACGCGCTTGTCTGTTTTACGGCGGGCGCTGGTGGATCTGTCGTTTTATCACGATCAGGCTGATGATCCGTTTTCGGTCGAGGAGTTATCCGCGGGAGTGGTTCGTTGCAGTCACTGTGGCAATCGGCAAGAGTGGTACTTTGCCGACGCTGCCCTGGACGCGCTGATTAGCAAACGCAAGGCGCGCAAGTTTGGATTGGAGGATGCTCATGTTTGACAAACTTTGGCGAATGTATCTCCGATGGCATACTGAGCGGGAGCCGGTGATTTGCTATGTGTGTAATGGCAAAACCAACAAGAAAAAAGTGGCTTACGAAAATACTATTTTTGGCACTATCGTCCCGCTTTGCCCCAATTGTCATCTGAAAATGTTTGGTGAGCATCATGGGTAAAGTAATCAAGCAAGCGAAAATAAGCGCACCGTGCTTGCAGAATCATGAGTTAGCGGGCTAAGAAAAGGAGTCTCCGTGAAAAGACAACAGAGCCTATTCGAGAATAGCCGAACAACCTTGCAAGACTCGATTGATTTGACTGCTCAATCTTTGATGGCCTATGCCAGCGGGTATAAACATTGGGCAATTGCCTACAGTGGCGGTAAAGATTCAAGCGCCTTGCTCACGGCTGTTTTGTGGCTGATTGACAACGGGCGAATCTCCCGGCCTGAAACGCTGACGATACTTTACAGCGACACTCGGCAAGAAATCCCACCGTTGCAAATTGGAGCAATGCAAACGCTCGAAGGTGTCAGGCAGCGCGGGTACACGGCAAAGGTAGTTTTACCCGAAATGGACAACCGCTATTTTGTCTATATGTTTGGGCGTGGCGTGCCTCCGCCAAACAATAACACTCTCCGCTGGTGTACTCCACAAATCAAAGTTGAGCCGATGGTAAACGCCTTGCGCCAACTTCGGGACGAACACGGCGAAAAGTTTCTCATGCTTACTGGTGTTCGGGTTGGTGAAAGCGCAGTCCGTGACGCTCGAATCGCCTTGTCATGCGGCAAGAACGGCGCGGAATGTGGGCAAGGTTGGTTCCAGGAAACTACCCCGGCCAGCGTAGCCGATACCCTTTCGCCCCTGCTTCATTGGCGCGTGTGTCATGTTTGGGATTGGCTGATGTTCGAAGCGCCATCCATAGCGCCGTCAGTTTCATTTGTCGCTCAGGTTTATGGCGGGGAGGAAGCCGAGGAGATAAACGCTCGAACCGGTTGTATCGGTTGCCCGCTTGCCACAAAAGACGCTGCACTCGACCATGTTTTATCTATCCCGGAATGGTCTTACTTGCAACCGCTAAAACGCTTGCGCCCGCTCTATGTCGAGTTGCGCAGTTTCAAGCATCGCAAGCAAAAAGATGGTGAGCGAAACAATGACGGTCAATTTTCCAGCAACCCCAGCCGCAAAGGCCCGCTTACTCTGGCCGCGCGTGAATGGGCGCTCGGTGAAGTTTTGAAAGTCCAGTCCGAAATAAATCAATCCGCTGACGCTTTGGGGCGTCCAGCGATTGACCTTATCAATGCTGATGAGCAGGCCAGAATCCGCGAACTAATCGCGCTCCGAACATATCCCCAACGGTGGAGCGATAGCGACCCAGACGCAACCGTGCTTATTCCGCAGACATTCAGAAATGGCGACGTTCAGGCGGTTTTACCCCTGTACGCCCGCTAACATCGCGTGGAGCGGACAGGAAAAGCACCTGCCGCTCACGCAAACCGTTAGGCGCTTGGGAGCAACATGCAAAAGTTTCACGACACAACAGGTTATTTGTACGCTGTCCGTTTTTGGCGGCTGGTTATCTATGTTGATAATCGAGCCGCGTCACTCCGCTTCGGCGGTATCGTCACCAGTATTGGCCTTGCGCGTTTCGTGTTTTGGCGGTTTTCGTGGGTTGAGCCGCGCCCAACCCCGGTTGCAGCGGACGGGGCGGTATGCTCCATCTGTGGCGAAAATCCCGCTACCGAATCCGGGAACATGTGTAAAGAGTGTTATCCGTTTTAGCGCCCAGCCGCTAAACCAAACCGTTGGGAGCTACTTATGCAGCAAAATAAAAATCCGAAACCTGCAACGCTTGCCGAAGAGCTGCGAAACCAGTTGGTTGTATCCTTCGGTTTGTTCGCCTTGCTGCTGCTGATGGTTTTCGCGGTAGGTATCCTTTGTGCATCTTCGGGCGTTCTTGTAGATGCCGGAATGTAGATACTTGTTTTGTCTGTGAAATGTGATGTAAAATAAATTCGTAATGCAATAGCAGCCCGCCGATGCGGGCACCGTCAGAGATGAGCGCCTGGCACGCATAATCGCGTGCCGGGCGTTTTGTCTTTAAGCAAAAAGGAGCATGTATGTCATCCGAAATATCAGTAACACAAGAACAAATGTTCGTGATTGGGATTGTTGTAAGCGTTATCCTGTTCTTTCTCAACGAACTCGCAAAGCGCAACGGCATCCAGATCAAAAGAGCCTGGCTGACTGTTGGCTTGTATATCGTTTCGTTTGCTTTGGCTGTTGGTTTTATGCAGCCATCCGTGCCGGGCCTGCCGACATGGGCAGGTGATCCTGCCGTTAACGTTGGCCTGGCTGTCAGCTGGCTTGGTGAGCTTCTGGCCAACCTGACTGTGTATGTTGGATTTGCCAGCGTGATTTACAACATAGTCGGGAAGCGCGTGCTGGAAGGCGTTAGCACGCAACTGTTTGGCCCGCCATCGACTGAAGTTATCGGATAGGTGAGCTGTGGCCCAGGATGATGGAATCCAGTTTGATTCTTTGATCGCCGACATCCTGGAGGGACGGCGAGATATACCGATTGAGGCGCGCAACAAACTGATGTTCACAATGGTTGCGCGCGTGTATCAGCAGCAGCGGGAGATAAACAAGCGCATCAAGCGCGTTGAGGATTACTCGATTGGTTTATGGGTCGAGGCTCATCCGTTTGGCGCATTAGTCATCAGCTTGTTTGCGCTGAGTATGTTGCTAATTCTATCCAGTCCAGATTTGCGTGAGCCATTCACGCAGGCATGGACTACCAGTAAGGACTTGATGCCATGAGCGACAAAATAAATACAACCCTAAAGTTGACTGTGCTGAAGCCAGTCGTGAACATTCGACGCGGCACAAGCTCGGGCGCGTCTTTTATCCGTGATGCAAAGATTGGTCAGCAGTTTGATGTGATCCAGGTGATCGATCTGAAAAGCCCAGAGAAATGGGCGAAGATTATCCTGGATGATGATGTTAGCGTGGATGCTTATGTTTGCGTTACTTTGCCATCAGGCAAAGACAATTGCCAGGTATCTGCGGTTCCGATGCCGCCTCAGTCTGATGGCCAGTTCATGGACGGTATGCGCAAAGGATTGGACCGCGCCATTGCAGTGCTACAAGCAGAGCGCGCCAAGTTGCAGTAATGCCAAGCCGATCGTTGAAGCCATGTTCGTATCCCGGATGCACCACGCTTACAAGCAGCGGGCGATGCGCGGCGCATCCGGTACGACGGGACAGAAGCGTGCACCGGTTGTATGATCGCAACTGGCGAAAGAAACGCGCTGCATATCTTGACGAACATCCTTTCTGCCAGGATTGTGCTGATGCTGGGCGAGTCACGATGGCAACCGAACTGCACCACGATCAGGCGCACCGAGGAGACCGGCACGTCTTTGAAAATAGCACCATGACGGGGTTGTGCAAGTCATGCCACGCCCGGCGTACCCGGCGCGAGTCGCTAGGGGTAGGCCCTGCAAAAGTTCAGTAAGGTGGCCTGTTGAGCGGCGGTGGGTCATTTGCGTGAAAAAGTCCCCGATGAGCGCCATATCCCGCAACTGGTATGACCCTCGGGCGGGTAAAAAGATAAATCAAGATTGGCGCCGGAAAGCGCGCGAGAGTCTGTGGAGGAAAGCGGTACATGGCAACAAAAGCAGTCACAGTAGACACAATGGATATTGGCAAGAAGGGCGGCGGAAAGCATTGGACAGCCGCCCAACTTGAAGCGCGCCAAGCGGCTGCTGAAGGCATGAAGCGTGACGGGAGAGTCTCGCTGCGCTGCCCTGACTGGCTCAATGATGATGCTCAGAAGGTTTGGAGAAAGGTTGTTAAGCAAGCGCGAGGAATAGATCTGTATGATCACCTCGACACCGACGCGCTGGCTATTTATTGCGACTCCACCGTCAAGTACAGGGACCTGAGCCGGGGAGAACAGACTGATGACAATATCAAAGCCCTCCAATCTTGGGCGCGGATTATTGCCACTTATGCGGACAAGCTCGGGCTGACACCCCAGAGCAGGGCACGGTTGATCAAGCGCAGGGCCGATGAACTGCTCGGCGGAGGGGATGACGATGATTTCGACGGTTAGCATCCACCCAACTACAGCATACGCGATCGAAGTTATTGAGCGCAAACGAGTTGCAGGGCATACGGAAACCCTAGCCTGCCAGCGTCATTTGTTTGACCTTGCGCGTGCAGGACAGCTCGGAAAACTGGCAGCGAGGGTGCGAAAAACTTTCAAAAACCTGCCAGAAAAAGACACAAAATACCCATATATCTTTGACGAAGATAAAGCAGACCGCATTATTCGGTGGTTTGCGCTGCGATGCAACCACGTTGAGGGTCCGCTGGCTGGCAAGCCGATTGAGTTGCTGCCGTTTCAAAAGTTTGACCTTGGCAGCATATTCGGGTGGGTCGATAAAGATACCGGTTATCGAAGATTTGAAAAAGCGTACATCCAGGAAGCGCGCAAGAATGGCAAAACAGCCACCCTGGCAGGCGTAGCCAATTACATGATGGTTGGCGACGGTGAAATGTCGCCATCTGTGTATTGCGCAGCGGTTGACCGGGGCCAGGCGCGGTTGATGTACGAAGCGGCCATGAGTATGGCACGTTCCAACCGTAAAACGGCAAAACAGCTAAAAATACGGGATTACAAGGTGAGTCATGTTGCCAGGGGCGGGCGCATGATTGCATTAAGCAAAGACACCCGCAACAAGGACGGTTTGAACCCAAGCGGGGCAATCATCGACGAATACCACGCACACACTACCAGCGAGATTTATGACCTGATTTCGAGTGCTTGGGGCCAACGTGCCCAGGCGCTGATGGTGATCATCACTACCGCGGGCATGGATGTGCAAGGACCGTGTTACCGGGAATACGAATACTGCAAACAGATACTGCGTGAAGAAACCACGAACGAGCGCTATTTCGTCATGATCCGTGAGATGGATCGGGGCGATGATGAACACGACCCAAAGAACTGGATCAAGGCCAATCCGTTGCGGGCGGCTACACCTGGCGGGCTGAAGCGGTTGCAACAGCAGCACGATGAAGCATTTGACAGCCATGACCCGGCCAAGGTGCGTACATTCCGCGTGAAGAACCTAAATATTTGGGTGCACGGTGATGAAGATAGTTTCATGAGCGAGGTACCCAACTGGCGAGAGAAATGGGATAGCCTGGCTATCTCCAAAAAAGAATTTGACGAGCTTACCAAAGACCGTCTTTGTTTGGTTGGCGTGGATCTGAGTAAGAAAATCGATTTGACCGGTGACGGATTCGTGTTTGCGCTGCCGGATGGCCGAATAGCCATTACTGCGCACGGGTTTATGCCAGAGCAGGGAGTCATCCGCCACGAGCAAACCGACAAAATACCTTACAGGGATTGGGCGCTGCAAGGCTGGCTGACGATCACAGACGGCGAAGTCACTGACTACAGCATGGTGCAGGCGCACATCCAAGACATGGAAGTTGAGAAGGGTTGGAGTGTTTACCAGCTTGGCTATGACCCATACAACGGCACCCACTTCGCCAACGAGATGAGCGACTTGGGTTATACGTGCTATGAGGTGCGCCAGGGTGTGCAGACTCTCTCTGAGCCTACAAAACAGTTTCGTGAGTGGGTTGCCCAGGGCAAGATTGTGCACGATGGTTCTCCGCTTTTGACCTGGTGTTTGGCGAATGCCAAGCAGGTGGCAGACAATAACGAGAACATCAAGTTAAGCAAGAAATATGCCAACGACACGCGGCGAATTGACTTGCTTGCCGCGGTGATCGATGCCCTGGTGCAGTACCAGGCGCTGGTAGAGCAGGAAAACAGCGTGTATAACACGCGCGGAATTATCACAATTGGCGGGTAGTTGATCGTATAATAAATACAGGAGGCAGGATCATGGATAAAAAGCCGATCAAAGTAATACCAATGGGCGAATCGCCAATTGCTGGCGCGTTTGCAACTGCAATGTTGCTGGAAGCTTATTACAAACAGATTGCCTTAGCTTATGGAGTTCCAGTAAGTCTGCTAGAAATTTCTCACATGTATGAGAAATCATCACAACTTCAGGTTCTGGATACTACTTGCATTGAAAAGCGAAAGAACGTATAATTTTGCTTGACAACTGAGTCGCTCGCAATGTGCGGGCATTGACCGGAGATTGACGCCCGGCACACAAAGCCATTTTTGGCAATGTGTGCCGGGCGTTTTTGTTTTGCCAGGGATGCCATGAACGAAGAGAAGCCCAAAGAGAAAGTGCGTTTCAGCCTGAGCGATGTGTTCTTTGTCGTTGGGCTACTGATGATTTTCGGCGGACTGTGGGTAATGGCTGGCCTTGGGTTGGCTTTGACTGTTTGCGGGAGTCTGTTGTTCTGCCTGGGCGTTTTTAGCGCTTATATGGCTGCACCAAGGACAGTGACCAATGCTTGAGAGTTTATTTGAGAGACGCAACACATTCCATGTCAGCCAGTCGCCACCGGGCTGGGTCGTAAAGGGCTACGGCAACGAAACCCACACCGGCGATTACGTAAGCCCCGAATCGGCCTTAAGCACCACTGCCGTGCTGGCTGCCTTCACGATCTTGTCTGAAGATAGTTCGAGCCTGCCGTTGATCACTTATCGCAGGTTGAAGCGCGGCAAAGAACGCGCCACGGACAGCAGCTATTACAGTCTTTTTCACGATGCTTTCAACGATGAGCATACCAGCATGATCTTTCGTGAAGTCATGATGGGACACTTGCTTGGTTGGGGCAACTTCTACGGACAACTTATTTGGGACAAAAAGGGCCGCGTGGTTGAAATCTGGCCGCTTCGCCCTGACCGCATGCAGGTTGCGCGCAAGAACGGGCGCAAAGTGTACCTTTACACCAAAGCGGACGGCAGCCCACGGGCTTTCACGCAAGATCAGATCTGGCATGTGCCCGCGTTTGGCTTCGATGGCTTGCAGGGATATAGCCGAATCACCCTGGCTCGCAATGCGATCGGGTTGGCGGTTGCCACTGAGAAGTTTGGCAGCAAGTTCTTCGCCAACGACGCCCGGCCCAGCCTTGCTTTGAAACTGCCTGCGGGCATGAAGGACCCGGCGCGCGGCAACGTGATCGAGAGCTGGCAGAAAGCTTACGGCGGCGCCAACAACAGTTGGAAAGTGGCCTTGCTCGAGGAAGGTCTGGATATCAAAGAAATCGGGATTCCGCCCGAAGATGCGCAGTTCCTTGAGACTCGCAAGTTCCAAGTGACAGAGATTGGGCGCATCTTCCGCGTTCCGCCACACATGATCGGCGACATGGAACGCTCCACCAGCTGGGGCAGCGGAATCGAGCAGCAGGAAATTGGCTACGTTTCGCACACCTTACGGCCCTGGCTTACCAGAATACAGCAAACCATCAGCCAGCAGGTATTCCTGAGCGAAGAACGCAAAGAGTTGGTGGTTGAGCACCTTGTTGAAGATTTCTTGCGCGGTGACAGCCAGGCGCGTTACAGCATGTATGTGCAAGCCATCAACAACGGCATTATGAGTCCGAACGAAGTGCGCGAGAAAGAAAACATGAACCCGTACAAGGGCGGCGATGATTACCTGCGGCCTTTGAACATGACCAGCGCTGGTAAAGAGCAAAAGCCCCAGGATGGCAGTCGAAATGCCCTGAAAGGCATTTACCAGGATGCGATTCAGCGGGTGGTAAAGCGCGAATTGAACGATTTGGTCGGGGCCGCGCGGCGATATTTGGCCAAAAATCAGCCTGAAAAGTTTGGCGAGTGGCTGGATACGTTTTACCAAGAGCACGGCGGCTTCATGAAGCGTCAATTGCAGCCGATTTTGGATGCTGAAAATGACCTGTTTGAAGAAGCTTATTACCTGAATTTTGATGAATTTATCGACGAATACTGCCAAAAACGCTACTATGACGCTCAAAAATGGCTAGAAACCAATGATTTTGGCAAGATTGAGCAAGAAATAGGCCAATCTCAACCAATTTTACAGGATGAGCTTTATCGCAGTCTGTTCGAGGCTGCAACGGAGACATTATGAGTATAGACAGAACACCCGAAGTACCAGAGCGGCGTTACATACCCGTTTCTGAAGCGCGAGCAGCCCAAAGAGACAGCGGCCCGGTGATCGAGGGCATGGGCGCTGTATTTGGCCAGGAAGCGGACATTGGATACTTTACCGAAGTGATTGAACCTGGCTTTTTTGACGATGTTCTGGATGATCCTGAAGTCTGCGGGCTGTGGAACCATAATGATGACATCCCGCTCGGGCGGTTGGGAAACAAAACGCTGGAGCTGGAGCAGACTGATAAGGCCCTGAACTATCGCATCCACATCAACGTTGATGACACCGAAGCAATGGCGAAGTTTGCCAAGGTCAAACGCGGAGAAGTAACCCAATCGAGCTTTGGTTTCACGGTCAAGTCGAAGAACCGCGGCGATGACATGGACGGTGACGAATGGTTCCTGGTTGGAGACAAGGTCATTCGACGCTTAAAGAAAAACGGATGCCGCAAATTATACGATGTGTCACCCGTAACCTACCCGGCATACCCGACCACCAGCGCGTCAGCGCGCTCGAAGGTCGCTGAGTTGCAGGCAGGCCAGAACCCGGACGGGCAGGTGCCCAGCCCGGAAGAAATCGCAGAAAAGGCCGGGGCGCAGGCGCGCCAACGGGCCAGGGCGAGACGGCTGGAACTTGCAGAAAAATATTATCCGAATTTGAAGTAAGGAGATAAACCATGAACGTCCGTGAACTTTTAGCAAAACGCGCCAACCTGGTGAGCCAGGCGCGAGAGTTGCACTCACTGGCTGAACGCGAGAACCGCGATTTCAACCAGGAAGAAGCCAACCAGTACAACGCGATTTGGGGTGATATCGAAGCCCTGGACAAGCGCATTCAACGGTCTGAGTCGTTGGCCGGTATCGAGAGCGAAGCCCGCTCTGATGACCCTGAGCGTCCTGAAAGTGGCCAGCGCAGCACCCCGCAAAACGATGCGCAGGTGCGCGCCTTTGATGCTTTCCTGCGCACCGGCGCCATCACCCCTGAGTTCCGCGCATTGCAGGCGGACAGCGATGTTTCGGGCGGTTTCATGACCACCCCGCAGCAGTTTGTCACCCGCTTGATCAAGGCGATTGATGACCTGGTGTACATGCGCCAGTGGGGCACGATGAACACGGTTGCCAATGCGCAGTCGTTGGGAATGCCTTATCTTGCCGCCGATCCTTCTGACGCCGATTGGACCAGCGAACTGGGCACCGGCAACGAAGATACATCCATGTCGTTTGGCAAACGCGAACTTTCCCCCAAGCCGCTGGCCAAACGCATCAAGGTTTCCAACAAGCTTTTACGCTTGAACCCGGATGTGGAAGGCTTGACCATTGAACGCCTGGCGTACAAGTTTGCCATTTCACTCGAAAAAGCTGGCCTGACCGGCAGCGGCGCCAACCAGCCCCTGGGTGTGTTTACTGCCAGTGATAACGGCATCCCAACCAGCCGCGATGTTGCGACCGGCAACACTACCACCGCTTTGACCTTTGACGGCATCAAGGAAGCCAAATACTCGCTGAAAGCCGGTTATTGGCGCGAAGCCAACTGGTTGTTCCACCGCACCGCGATCAAGAACCTGGCGAAGCTGAAGGACGGCGAAGGCCGTTACGTGTGGCAGAACAGCGTGCAAGCCGGGCAGCCCGACCTGCTCGAGGGTTTGCCGGTGGGTGTTAGCGAGTATGTTCCGAGCACCTTCACTGCTGGCCTGTACGTGGGTATTTTGGGCGCGTTCCGGTATTACCACTGGGCCGATGCGCTCGATTTCAGCGTGCAGCGCCTGAATGAGCTGTATGCGGCCACCAACCAGACCGGTTTCATTGGGCGGTTGGAATCTGACGGCATGCCCGTTTTGGCTGAAGCCTTTGTTCGTGTGACCCTGGCTCCGTAAGGAAAGGAAAAAAAGCCATGTTTACTGAAAAATTCCAAATTCGAGAAGTTGGCGCGCCTGTAGCGAATGCCAACAACACCGACAGCAACAGCGACATTATCGACATGAGCGGCTGGGACGGTGTTGTGTTCATCTGCGCGATCACCGACTGTGTTCAAGGCGGCGTTGCGGTTTTGAAAGCTGAGCAGGACGATGCCAACGCCGATGGCGGCATGGCTGCCCTGACCGGCGCATCTGCCACGGCCACCGCTGCGGGCAACGACACTCTCAACGACCAACTGTTGGTTGTGGATGTGTACCGCCCAACCAAACGTTATGTGCAGGCTGTGCGCACCAGCGCCACCCAAAACATTGCGTTTGGCAACGTGATTGCCATTTTGTACAACGGCAAGGCCCTGGCCCCTGCGGAACACAGCACTATCCTTGACCTGGCCGCGGTTGCCAGCCCCGCCGAATAGTTTGCAAGCATTCCCTGAGCCAGTTCCCGTGAAAAATGCGGGAACTGGCTGAAGGAAGGAGATTGTTATGCCTGATACTACGTATCAACCAAAAGTCTACATGAAGCAAGGCGGCGACGAGCTGGTTGTGGCCAGCGGTGGAAAGATCACCGTTGAAAGCGGCGGCGAGGTTGAGCTTGCCAGCGGCGGCGTGTTTGACAATAACGGTGCGCCTGCCGGGGCAACGTTTGTTGTTGGTGCTGAAGCTGGTGGCAACACGATCAACGTAGCCATCCAGTTGAAAGACGCAAACGGCGCTGATCTGGCTGTACATGGATCGGTGCTTGCGTACCTGTCGAACGATGCCAACGGTAACGCGATCGCCACGGCTGCCCCGAGTGGCGGCTGGGCCATTGGCACCGATGGCTTGTTGATCCCGATCGTCACCAACAAAGCTGCGCAGCTTGTCAGCGAGGCCGATGGCGACATCGACGTGACCATCATCGAAGCCGGGGCCTACACCGTTTACCTGGTGTTGGTGCTGCCGAACGGCAAGCTGGCCGTGAGCGGCGCGATCACCTTTGCCGGATAGGAGCCAGTCATGCCTTATGCAGAGCGCCACGTTATACCTGTAACCACTGCGGCGGATGGTTCGGCCACGGTTTACAGCCCGGTTGTTACCGGTCCAGTTTCGGCAATCCATTACGTCAAGACCGATTTTGCCAATGGTGTGGATTTCAGCATCACCGTAGAAGCAACCGGACAAAACTTGTGGGTTGAAACGAACGTGGATGCTGCCAAGGTTGTTGCTCCACGTCAGCCCACTCACGACCAGGCCGGGGCCGCTTTATTGTATGCGGCGGCTGGCTTGCCGGTTGAAGCTCCAATCCACCTGGCCAATGATCGCGTCAAGATTGTGATTGCCAGCGGCGGAAACGTGAAAACCGGCACGTTTCATATCGTGATTGGATAGTCCATACCTGGCGTCCCTCCCCGCCAGTTGGAGCTTACCCATTGGTATGTTGCGCGCGCCCTCCTCGCGCAACATACCAGGGTAAGGATAACAAAGGCTTATGACAAACATACAGGCTTACTGCACCATCGAAGAAATTCAGAAGGACGCTGAGAACGCATCTGGTTTGCCAGATGACTTTTTAGAGCGTTTTATTCTGCCTGCCAGTCAGTTTGTTGCTCAACAGATCGGCGCGTTCTTGCCAACGATTGAAACCCTGCGCTTTACGGGTGACGGTGAGTCTGCTTTGTTCGTGCCACCCCTGCTGCGGGTAACTGCCAATATCACCAACGGAGACGATAGCCTTGGGGCCAGCGAGTATGTTTTGCGGGCGTCAAAAGACTCCAGCCGCCCGGCGTGGGTGAATGGGCCTTATTGCCGAATTGACCCAAGCGCGGATGCGCTTTTGTTGGGCGCATGGAGCACAGACGTCAATGATGTGGCTGTGCCTGGGGTATGGGGCCTGTACGAGCTGGTGGATGCGCTCGGGGTTGTGTTGGCCAGTGAACAAAGCGTTCCAGGCGAGACGCTGACCGTGGCGGATGGCTCAAAGCTCAGCCCTGGGATGATGGTCAAAGTGGGCAGCGAAATGGAATTTATCAGCGGGTATGGCGCACCTACCAGCGGCGTCACCACCCTGGGGGCTGCGCTGGATGCCAGTAGCGAAGAAATCACACTGACCAGCGGTGCGGCGGTCAAGGTTGGTGAAATCATTCGGGTTGGTTTTGAGAAGCTGAAAGTGTTGGATATTTCAGGAAATGCGGGCTACGTCAGCCGTGGATTTGGCAGGACAAAGAAGGTTTCACATTCGAGCGGCGCCA